TCTTTCCTTTTGAATGGTAATAAAAATTACCGTTGCAAAATCCAGGTGGTAATAACATATCCTCGCCACCATTTAGCCCGTCATAATCTTTAGGCGTTTTTCCGTGAGTATAGCCAAATATAAATTCTGCTATTGCTCCGTCTAATTCTCTCCCTGATAATGACATTATTTCTTCTCTTGTCATGTTATACCCTCCACCTTATAATATTTTTTATTAACCCAATGGTCTAACTTTCCTAACTCAAAAGGTTTATCACAATGTGGGCATGTTGGCAACATATCACCACTACGCAAATGTTTTTCTAAATTCTTAATTACTAATAAATGAGGTTTATAATTTTTGATTTCCTGCCGTTGATCTAGTAGCCTTTTATTTTCTTCCACAATGCGTTCCCTTGACCTTGCAATCTCATATATAGCTTCAAAAGGGTCTATTATTGCACCACACTTAGTACAGCTAACAAACTTATTTATAGGGTCAACTTCAAACTTCCTATCATAACAATTGCATAATTTTTTAGCATTAATTTTTGTTTTTAATATTTCTATGTTGAATAACTCTTTCGGTAATTCTTCTTCTGGCCATTCTCCAAATTGTTCACCGTGTTTCATTTCTTACCCTTCCTTTCCTCTAAAGCTTTTATACGTTCTATTATAGGCTTTAATATTTCTTCTACTTCTGATTTAGTAAGGCTTTCCCTTTTGCCATCTGGCTCATATTCTAATATAGCTTCTGACACAAAGTGACTTCTTTGGTGATAAGGAATTGAATCATATATCTTTTTTGCTGCATCGTTTAAATTAATCGTTAACCGTTTCATTCTAACACTCCTTAATATGCTGTTTCGTACATTCTATTTGTAAGTATACCATCCGTTGCAAAATGATTTATATTCCAATCTGATTTAATATTGCTGTTTAGAAAGCCAACCATCATTCCTAATAATCCTTCATAATCAGTCCCCCATTCTGAAACGAAATTATAAATAGTATCGTACACCGTCTTATACTGATCTGGTTTTAAATATGGATGCACTTTACCTGTTTTTTGCTTATAATAATCTTTCATATATATATTAATAGCTTTAACGATTTCAAAATCATATGATGTGCATTTATTTAATGCACCATTATCATTCTTATAGTTATTAATATCATTATTAGTTAAATCATTATTAGTAGTATCAGATTTACCATTATCGGTTTTACCGTTGTTGGATTTTCCGTCTACGGTTGAAACCTCGTAAACTTCATATTCATAGCCATTTAATTTGCCGTTCTTGTCTCTATTTTGTTGACGCTTTATATAACCAAATTTAATTAATTCTTTTATTCCACTTCTTATACTATCCCTTCCGTCAGAAAAGTTCTTAATTATTTCCGTCTCGTAAACTTTCCAATCGTCAGGTCTACTTAATAAATAGAGTAAAATTCCTTTAGCTTTTGCACTCATTCTTTCATCATATATAAATGATTTATTAACCATAACATAAGGATTTTCTTTATCTTTTCTTATTCTATATGTACTCAAATTTAAACACACACCTTTTATCTCTATTTACTTATATTTTATCATAACTGTATCAGTTTTGCAACAACAGATTGACAACATCTGAAATAAAGAGTATAATATTATTAAAGCAGTATAGTAAAAAAGGGGGGAATGTGAAATGTACATATGGAATGATGAAAGATTAAAGAAACACTATGAAAGAAATTTAAGATATGCAAAGTCGAATAGTTGGAATTTTACGGATGAAGAATTGGAAAAGCCTTATCTTGATAAATTATCACGCCAAACTAAAAGCGGTAGAATAATGAGAATGATTTCACTTGCTTATACATTAGGTAAACTTAAAGGAATAAAAGAAATAGATGAAGGCAAAACGCTAGTTACGTTGTCTTAGTGCTTAGTATAACAATAAGGGGGAATAGATTTATGAAATGCAAAGATTGTGAACATTTTAAAGAATATGGTTCGGATGTAGAAATGGGTAGTATGACATTATTTTGTGGGTCTAATACATTTTATTGTGAGTTAACAGGGGAGGATATAAGTATTGATAGTATGTGTCATTGAATAGGTTTATATTACTATAAAGGAGGAATAAGAATGGAAACCGAAAATTTGAAACTTGATTGTGGTTTATATTTTTCAGAAACAAAAGTAAAAGGTTTCTGTAATTATTGTGATGATTGTCAAAATGATAATTGCCCAGCAAAGGGGATAGTAGGATATAATAAGGGGGAATAAGAATGTATCAATGCAAAGAAAATGGCAAGACATATAATATCGAAGAATTAAAAACTGCAAGTAAACCGCTTATGGATTATCTAAAGAAAAACTATCATCCACATGTTACAGCTATAGTTACAAATAATTCAGTAGAGATAGTAGAGGGACTTTTAAATTATATTGATAAAGAGGGGACATAGGAGGGGTAAGGATGGAAGAGCAATGGGAAATGTTGAAGCAACATATAAACAAGATCATCAACGAAACATGTTCTGATGAAGTAGATGATGTTTGTTGTGAATTGTTGCGTGTTATGGCTGAATTAGAGACATAGGAGGGGTGAGGATGGATAAGTTTATAAAGCATTTATGGGATTCGAACAAAATTACGATTGATGAAAGAATAGTGTTAGAAGGTATGGTCAAAAAACATAATGTGGTTATTCAATTTCTTCAAGCCTTTTTAGATTCTTCAACGGCAAGACCAATTGACGAATGGCATGAAGATTATGGAGATTGTCTATTCTGGAAATTGCCAATTGAAGAACCACCATATTGCGGTAGTCAGCTTGATACAGGGTTTATTGAGAATTATTACACACATTTTACTAGGATTATATCACCTATAGAAGTAAAAGAGGGGACATAGAGTCCCCTTTAATTTTGTCTAAAATTTTTCTGAGTCAGTCGGATTATTGAGCAGTCCGATAATAACAAACAACTGTATAACTCCTGCTGTTACATCTCCAACCATACCAACGTCAACTCCAAGCTTAGCCCATAACCCTGTAAACTGTCCAAGAGATATAATTTGTGCTACAATAGCTGTCCATACTACTGGGGATTTCCATCTGTTCTGTTTCATTTTAATCATCCTTTCATATTTTATTTATATCTTTTTGCCATGCTGCAGCAATTTTCTCAAAACATAAATCGAGAAATGCCATATTTTTTGATTGTGAATTCTTGAGCCATAACTCATAATCAATTCCTGATTTATCCGAAAGGAATTTAACTGCAGACTCAAGGTTTTTATTTTGCAGAGTTAATCCGGATAAAAATTCTTTCCAAGGAAAATAGTTACCAGGACATTTTTTGTAATGTGCATAATCGGTATGTCGTTTTATATTGCCTGCAGGAATTTTGTATTTATCCATAAGACTTTTAACAAGTAACTGCAGACTTGCTAATTGATCTTTAGGAACTACTTTATCCGTTTGTTCTTCGTAGTCCTCATAACAACCTTCTAGACATATTCCTATTGATTGCTCGTTCATGCCTTCCTCTTTACATTGTGCGCCGTTCCATTCATCCTTGCGGCCTTTGAATATGTTGCCACGCTTATCAACAAAATAATGATATCCAAACCCTGACCATCCATTCTTGAGATGCCATTTGTGTATATCATCAACGGTGCATTTTTTAGCAAGGGCATGATGGATAATAACAAACTTGGGATCATTCTTCCCGAATGTTGCACCGGGTTTCCAACTGAAATTTGGCTGTATTACATTAATCAATTTAATCACTCCTTACTTAATCAATTGCTTTGCTAATAGTGTCAAAATAACGCCTACACCACTGGACAATATAACAGTTATTAAAGTATTCCACCTTTGACCCGGAACCGATGAAAGTGCTTTGATTTCCAAAACAAGTTCTGAAAATCTTTTGTCGAATTTATCGTCTAATCTTCTTACATCTCCGGACACGGTTTCTACTTTTACTTCCATTCTGGCTTGTCGGTCAACATATCCATTTGATAAGCGGTATAGGTCTTTTATATCGTCTTTAGTTTGTATTTTGAATTGTGACAAGTCCTCTTTTACCTGTGCAATTTCTACATCTAATTCCATGTTAACCACTTCCTTTCGGTGGTATTGGTGGTGTAGGTGGTTTAGGCGGTGATAAAAAATCTTTTGTAACTATTATTACGGCCTTTATAGCTGCTATAAATTTGTTAAACATAATTGCTCCTTTCATCTTTGAAAAAAGTAGAATCCAGCAACAACCATAAAGGCAATACTGGCTGATATTGCTAAAACGATTATTGCTGTTACGATGCGTTTATTAATTTCGTTTGTCTTTTGGATAGCAAGATTCGCTAGTTCGATTGTTTTTATAAGAATTTCCGCATCCATAATACACCGTCTTTCTGCTACTCCGCTATGTAAATAAAAAGAGAGACCACATATTCTGTAGTCTCTCTGTCGGTGTATTATAGTTTCCTATGTACACCCTGCCGCCCGGGCTGCCGTTTTTTTTGTTGCAAGCTGGGCTGAGTACGGCATACTCATTTTTTACCGGGTAATTACTCCGGCGCCCAACTTGCCTGTATATAATATCACTTACCTTTAAATTTGTCATTATAAGATTTTGCAATCTCAAGTATTTCTTCCCTAATTGCTCTTGATTGCTTCTCTTTTTCGGCTGATGATAAGCTACTATCTTTTTGTATCTCATCAATCTTATCATACTTTTTAGATATTTTTTCAGCTCCAGTGCTAAATTGTTTTTGTAATGACAAATCATAAGTGTTACTTTTTACATCTTTCTTTTTATAATCATTCTTAGCTATATCTAATTTCTTTTTATTACTGTAAAAATCATTAACGATATCGTTGTTGTATGCCGGATCAGCCTTAAAGTTTCTTGCAACTATATTACCCAAAGCACCAGTAACCTTAGTATTAAGAGAATCATTTGAAGAATAGGTTTGTTTGGTAGTCATTGGCTGTCCTATTTGCCCAAGTATACCAGTATAAGATTTAATAATAAAGTCAATTTGTTTTGGAGATAGATTTAATTTATCACCAAAAAACTTAGCCGGTTCAGTCGTTCTTTCATCATACTGATATCTAGGTGAAAGGTTTTGCATGTTAGCCGGCACTATTGTTCTTCCTGCAAAATCTTTATTTGTTTTCAAGTCAATAAAAGGGTCAACGATAGTTGATGATGCGGGTAAAAAGTTTGTTGCAACCGTACGTCCATAGCCATTGAATGAATCAGGCTCTTTGTTTGCCGTTCTCAATATCCTTTCAAATAATGAGCCAAATATTGCTCCATACTCTCTGGCTTTTGGTATTTTAATAAATGTTTTTGCATAGCCATTTTCGTCTCTGTCTGTAAAATTTGGTATTACAAAATAATTATCTTTAGTCCTATTATCAAGTTTTTGATAGTTTGGGTTATCCTTGTTGATTAACCATAAACCTACAGTAGGAAGAGTTACAACAGCTAAACTTTTGCCTACTGTAGAATAGGGATTAGTTTTAAACTGCCTAATAAATTTGTCTATACCTTGCACACTAGGGTTAAAGTATGGCACAAATGCATCTATAGTTCTTCCAATATTGCCATGCTTAGCAAAGTTTGTTGTTACTTCTGCGGCATTGTATAACCCTTGCATCTTAGAAATATAACTGTTCCCACCCTTTAAAACTGTTTTGCGATACTCTGCATATCTAGGTAACGATTCTATGGAGGTATTGACTTTTTCTAGCTTTCCAGTACCCTTGTAAAGATTATTAAGATCACTTTTAAAATAGCTTGAATATTTACCTCCTATTGCCTTGAATTCTTGATACATCGGTGCGTTTGTTGACATGTCTTTTGCTGCTTCCGATAAGTCCGCCAGAAATTTAGCCGGATTCTTTTCACTTCCATTGACATATGCTGTTGGTATATCTCTTGATATATTCTTAGTTGCAAATATTGGGTTCTTAGTTGTTATTAATGACTTAAATGGAGTAGTTAAATATTTTCTTACAAAACCTTCAATTGCACCAGGCTGTGATTTAGTTAATCCAGTTATTGCTTTGAAAAATTCTAGATTATTAATCTTGATGTAAACAGGGTTTCCGTTCTCCATTACTCTTACAATATTGTTACCTGTAGGCTTTTTGTTAAAAACTTCGTCAAATTGCTGCCCAAACTTATCTATAAGCCCTTCTAATCCGTCTTCCTTGAGAATTGCGTTTATATCATCTACTAACCCTTGCTTTGGAGTTTGAACAATTTCTGCCCATTTGCCTAAGTTTTTATTAGTTCTTAAGGCTTCAACGATTGATTGCCCTACTTCGTTATCCTTTGCAGCTTTAACGGTCTTATCAATTAAATCCATAGTTTTTTCGAGTGGATTTATTTTATCTCTAATGCTACCCGTTGCAGTTTTTAAAGGATTTGAAGTATTAGTAAACTTTTGCCCTGCCCCTCCGAACCCTTTTCCAGTTCTTTCTACTTCTAAAAATACTCTGTATGTAGGAACATAATTAGGAAATTTTACTTTTAAAGCTTTCCACGTATCTTTAGAAATTAATCCGGAATCAACGCCCCATGTTTCCATAAAAGTGTTTATAAATTTGTCATACGATTCTGCCGATTTTTTAAATTCCGGATATGCAGTATCATAATTTTTTACTTCCTGCAAAGATTGTTCAGCGGTTGTTGGTTTTCTGAATATTGGTTTTTCTTCTGCCATCCTATAAACATTATGCCTATGCAGCATATAATCATTAAACGCTAGTTCTTGATTTTTAGGTACACTGTCAATTATGCTTTTGTACGAATCTCCTATTTCTTTTCCTGCTTTATCAACTAGTTTTTCTCTTAGAATATATTCCACTGTTCCAGAAGCATTACGAGAATTATTAGCTAATACATCAGTTCTTAACCCTGTTTGTTTTGCATCTTTACTGAAGTCTTTTATAGCCTTTTGATTATCTACAAAATTAGTATAAAACTTACTCCATAAATTTTGTCCAGCCTTATTTGCTTCTTTTGTGCTTTTAATCTCTGTAGCAGTTTCCGAAATATAATTTGAACCTTTTGAAGATTTTCTGAGTTCATTGCCAAATGTCAATAGCCCCGATCCTTTTTGATTATTTTTAAGTCTATCTAATAACCCTTTACCTTTAATTGGCTCGGCTACATCTGCTTTTATAGGCACTTCTTTAGTCGGCAACTTACCCTTTACTTCTACAAATGGGCGTTCCTTCATTCCCTTAGCATCTGCGTAAATAGACTTATTAACTTTGACCGGCTCATTAGGTTTTATAAAGTCATATTTCTTTCCGATATTACTATATTCTCCAGACTTTATTTTTGCTTTAGATTTTGCTTGTTCTTTTATTACGCCGCTTAAACGTTGGGTGTTTTCGGGTAGTTTAACGCCGCTTTTCTTATTGCCATACTTTGTCTCGCCTTTGATTATTTCAAAAGGTTTTTCGATAGTTTTAACGCTTTTAGGGATAACAGCTTGCGGTTTTCCTTCGTTCAACATTAAAGGTTTTTGCTGACTAGCTGGCGGCTTTTTAAAATCATCTATGTTCTTTGCTACACTTCTCTCAGTAGCGTAGAAATCAGCTTTAGGCTTTGGTGGTTCAATTTTTTGTTTAGCCGGGCCGAGTTCAATCTTAGAAGTTGTTTTCTCAGGTAACATTAATCGCTTAACTTCTGGCAATTGTAGTAACTCTGGTTTAATCTGTGCGGCGGCTGTCATTGCATCGGTTTCGGCTTGGGTAATTTTATTACCTGCCTTAAGCTTATTGTATATGGCCTTTATTCCAGTAGGTAACCCTTTAAATATAAGAGGTACAACATTAGCAGCTACACCGCCAAACGCAAATCCTGCGGCTAAATCACTAGCCCCTTTTTTATACATTTCTTCGCCACTCTTATTTTGATATGCTGTTTCAAATGCAGTTAATGCTGGCATACTTGCAGCACCTTCAACGCCACCTGTTAAGGTTCTAGAACCAATTGTCTTTAATCCTTGTTTAGATGCAACATTTTTAAAAGTTTGCTTTAATCCACCTTCTATAAGCTTATTTTTTGCTTGCTGCTGTATGACTTCTGGTACTACACCTTTCATTACTCCTTGACCTATTTTATTTGATGCACCTAATAAACTTGATTGACCGGGCGCACCTGGTATTGCATATGCTCCTATTGTTCCCGTTACATTTGCACCAAAGTCAACAACTGGGTTTGATGCTTGCAGTTCTGATGGAGCAGTTAAATTTGGTTTACTAGAAAGAAAATCTGAACCAGTTGCTGTCTTTCTGAATACTGATCCTGTTTTCTGCGCAAACTGTGAAAATCCTGACTGTGATTGAAAGTCCTGTTGTAGTCTTTGCTGTTCTGCTAATCCTCTTTCTAATTCCTGTTTTAAGTATGAATCGGCCATTGCTTTCAATTCGGGAGTATCAATTTCAATTATATTATCCTTAAGTTCTCTTGAGGAATACAGTCCACCAAATTGGTTCTTTAGTTCGTATCTGTCTTTACTTGCTCCTGTGGCATACATAGGCTTATAAGTAACGGGGCCGTCTAAAGTATCCTGTGATTTAACTAGGACTAATTTAGGCTGCTTTTTGGGCGTAATAATGCCCACCTTATTAGCTAATTTGTCTACGCCTTGCCATACTTTGTTTATTGATGGTTCTGGGTGTTTGCCTATAGATGGTTTCTTTTGTCCTATCGTTGGATTATCAAACTTGCCGTAAGGATAATCTATCTTTTCACGTTCATATATGCTACGCTCAACTATAGTCGGCATTGGATTTATGGTTATTGGTTTAACCTCTTGTAATGGCTTTGTTTTTGCGTTAGCTAACATATTGTCGTAGTCTTTTATGCCTTGCTTGATCGATAAAGGTTTGCTTTGTACTTTTGGTGTAGGTAGTGGCTGTGTTTGATTGCCAAGTATTCCTTTTTTCTTTTTAGTTGTTTTTGTTTTGCTTCCTAATATACCCATCTTTACACCACCTTATTGAGTTAACTTAAGTAAATAGTTATACCCATCTGTTCCATATGTAGCTATTAACTCTTGTGAGTTCTTTTTTATCTCTGCTTTTGCTGTATTTAGATTTGAATTTATCCAAGAAACTTCATCTGCAAACTCAGGATTAGTTTTATAATCTGTAGATTTCATTGAAGCTTCTGTAGATTCTTTATATTCTGGTATTTTAGAAGCCAACTGTTGCCCTTTGCTGTACATGTATTCGTATAAATCATTTCCTAGTAACTGCCTGAATCCTGCTTCGTTCTGCGTTAACTTCATTAGTGCTGAATCAACGTATTTACTTGAACCATCACTACCGTATAATTGCTTTTGTATCTCTGCATACCAGAATTTTTGGTCTTCTGTAGCTGCGGAAAATGGGTCAGCTTCTTTTTCTTTTGCTGCCATAGTTTTAAGTGTTTTTGCTGTTTGTTCTGCTATAATAGTTTTTTCATTTTTTAATTTAATTTCTTCTTGCAAAATAAAATCTTCTATACCTTCTAACCGTTCCCTTGCTGTCTTAGACAGTGTGCCTACTTCCATTCCTAGTATTACACTAGATTCATTATCTACATAACCTAAGTCTTCAACTCTATCCCTTGCACGTTGGTAAGACTTGTCTTCTTCTCTCAACTTTAATTCACGTTCATTGAACTGATTATCGATTTCATTTTGCATTAGCTGCATATTTTCTTTAAACATATTAAAGTCTTGTGTATCAAACTTATCATACATATCATACATGTTTACAATATTGCTTATGTTATCAGTATATCGTTTGTATGAATCTGCATTTATATCTCGCCCAAAATTACCCGTATTAAGCATGTTATTGAGCTGCCGTTCCTGATTCATGTAAAACATTTTAGTATACTCAGGAATAAGCTTTTGTGCTTCTTGCGCCATCATTGCTTTAGTGGTATCACCAAACAACATTCCACTTCCAGCCATTCTGTTTTGTACTGCTAACATGGCTTGGTCTTGGGCTTGCTTTAATCCGGGGTCAGCGTTAGGGTCATACTGCTGATTACTAATGCCTTTCATTTGGTTATATATATCTACAAATTCGCTATCCGCTATAGGCGGTGTATACCCTTTGTTTGTTAAGTCTTGCATTTGATTAACAAGCCCTTGGCGTTCGTCTCTATACTGATCGCCAGGCTGTGTAGGTGCTTGATATCCTCCGGGGAACATCTGATTAAATGAAGTATCAATACTTTTAGGGTCAGCCCAAGACTTGCCATCAGCCATAGTGAGTCCCGGTATTGCGAAAGGATTATTATTAAGCGTTACTTGATTATTGTTAGCATCCCACCCTATTGCTTCTTCTGGCACTTTATAAGTGTTTTTTAAATAGTCTCTTACCCACGCTGTACCTAATGGGGCTTGTGCTTTTGCTTGATCTAATTGCGATCCTAGTGTTGGTACTCCTGGTAACGGAAAATCAAATGCCATGTTATCACATCCTTTTTTTGAGCATAAAAAAAGAACCGCTTTTACACGATTCTTTTTTATATGTTGTTTAGGCTTCTATCCAAAGTGTTCCACTATCTAAATTATATTTTAACCCACAGGCTTCAATATCAATATACCTACTTGCTTTAAATAAAATAGTAGTTTTCGTCCATGTCTGCCCTTCGCCTGCTTTTAATAACACCGCTTTATTTGGTAAAAATAAATACATGTTACGTGAATCATTCTCCATTTTGCTACTTATATACTCAGCAAAAACAGAAAGCAGGACATAATACTTGCCACCAGTTGATATGACTGGGTTACCTTCAATAGTTATGTTCAGTTTTAAACTTTTAGATTCAGCTGTTAAATCTTCTATGTTTTTCATATTTACCTCAACTCTTTTTTTGTCATCGTTCCACTCTACTGGTACATTAAGCACATTACCCATCGACCTTAAAGGTAAATAAGTGCTTCCGTCTATTAGCACAGGTGGCTTACTTGTGTCGGTAAATTTATCACCGTTAACAATGATATCAAAAGGTGCTTTTTCTGCTTTGAAAATACTTGTTGTAGCTGCAATAGTTTGTAGTCCTACACAAACAATCATTCCAAGGATAAACCCAAATGATACTTTTTTCATAATCAACATCCCCTTTTTATTTTTAATACTATATTAATATGTTATTTATTGTCAAGTTGACCACGTTAATATCTTTTGTGTCCCGTCTGGAAGGACTGCTTTGAGGTTTGTGCCATCATAATAAAGCTTTACTTGGCTTGCTGTTATGTCTGGCGCAGTTGATTGCACAAACGCTAAATTTCCAGTGTAAACATTTTCTAAATATGTTACCTCTTCAATCGAACCGACTGTCAAAGGATATCCAAAATAAGGCATTAGAGTAAATCCATTAAGTCTATTGTAAATAGAAAAAGATTTTGCACCATCTGAGAAAAAGTTTAAATCTCCATACCTTGATGCTTCTGTTGATTCTATAGCTAGCCCATGCAAGTTACCCGTTGAATTATAACAGCGGATTGTATTATTTGATATCTCGATTCTTTCGCCAGATTCCGCAGTTTTAAAAGTACCACTGATTATTGTAGACCCTGTTATCTGTCCTTTAAACTGTCCGTTATAAGCTGTCATATTCCCGGATGAATCTACATGGAAGTAAGTACCCGTTGAACTGCCTACTTGTAAAACTCCCTTGAAATATCCATTGTAGCAAGTCATTGTGCCGCTACTATTTACGTGGAAGTAAGTACCCGTAGAGCTGCCACATATTATTTCACTTGCTGTAATAGTACCAATAAATGCAGCATTACCGCTTGAATCTATACCAACCGTTTGAGACCCAGCGTTATTGTATAATCCAAATTCAAAGTTACTCGATACAGGATTATAGCCCATGCCTAAACGAATTGTTGTACTGCCATTCGCTGTCATTGTTATTTGAGATCCGATAATAGCAGTTTCGCCATTCTCACTTTTAATGTAACATTCATTAGTATTAAGTCTTCGAACATTCTTACTATCAAGATTCATTATTATATAGTTTAAATTTTTCTGTAAGCGGATCATTGAATCTTCCGAAGCCTCTAATCCTTGAAATCCAAACGCTGGCATTATAAATCACCACCATAGCTAATATAATTTGTCTGTAGACCGTTAACTTTTACATGACCAGTATTATTGAATTTGATTCTATAATGTGCGCATTGGTTAAGGTCTGTTGTTTGTATGGGATAAATATCCCGTTGTGCTTCTGTGGTAGTAAAGGTTATCATTGTAGATGGTATTAATGTATTAAACGTAGTGCTATATGCATCCGTGCTGTATTGTACGTTCATTGTTGCTACTGTACTTCCTGAATACTTTAAAGCAATATCTCTTACACTTGTTTCTTTGTCTAATTCAAACTCGTTATAGGCTTTGGAAATAAAGTAGCTTGTAATCTCGGTATTTGTTCCCAAGTAATCATAACCAGTTTTATAGCCAGAGTCTAAATCCACAACATAGTTATATTGTGGAGCCGTTGAATAAGTTAAAGGAATTGCAATAGCCTTATACTTATTGTTGTAAAGAAAGTTTCCTATTCCTGCATAACTGTTTACATTAGATATAGTATTCTCAGTAAACCATATATCTTTTTCGGTATCATATACAATTATTTTGGTATAGTACCATACATTATAAGGGAACATGAAATATAGCTTATTGTTATATGGAACTATTGACTTTACTGTATCCCATTGTGGTAGATTACTTAAAGAGCCAGATTTAAATATCTTATCTGCTTTTTGTGATATTAACTTTGGAAGTCCACCAGTATATAAATAAACACCATTACCATTAACAAAGTACAATTTACCGTTTATTTCCGCATACTTTACGCCACCTATTTCCATAGATATATCTTGCAACACAAAGTTTAACGGTTCATATCCGTACAGTTCATGCATACTATTAGCTGTCCATATAATTACGTGATCTTGGTAAGTTGTTATAGCCGTTATTTTATCTTTGACTTGTGTTAAAACAAAGCTGCCTGAATTAGTCCCCGGTGTTGAAGTCCAATCCGTACACGTTCCGATTGCAGAATACTTAATGGTCTTATAGTCATCTTCTACGCCAAACACCCTAAATCTATGGACTGTATACAAGTATGAATTAGGTGCATCGGTTGTCAATCCTACTAATGTTGTAGTCCCATCATATGCATAAAATTGTTGTTTGCTAGTAGTTGGATTAAGAAGTATAGTAAATCTTTTAGCCTCAGTGTTAAATTCAATAAATTCACCCGATGCAATAGCCATAGAAGTTGATAATACAGTCCATGCGGTAGAAGCAACATCATCTAATTTTGAATACTTCCACGTGTTTTCTTCAAGTAAGTGTAATGCATCATCAAACAAACTTGGGTCATCTAAGGCATTTGCAGTTCTTTTCCCCCATGCTCTTATTTGACCTGTTATACTTACGTTTGTTAATGCTTGCCTATCGTTTCTAGTCCTAATAGCAGGGTAGTCATTAGCACATACGTTAAAGGCATCTGTTAATTCTGAATCTTTTATGTCAAATGGTTCAACATATGTGTTAATGCCATCTGCATAGTTCCTGACTATTTTTTTATTTTTACCCTGTATTGGTTGCCAGTATGCCATTAAGACCATCCCCCTTGATAGCTTATTCTATATCGGGATGTTTTTGTTTTTTCTTGTTTCTTCCTCAGTTTAACTTTTCTTAATATTTCTTTTGCATCCATTTCATAATTGTTTGCTAAGTCTACCCTTGGGAATTTACCGCTTTTAGCCACAACGGACATTGCTTTATTCTTGACATAGTTGATAAAATCATCGTCAATGTTAAACAGTGTTGTTGTTGCGGTAGAAGTAAACAAAGTAGGATATACTTGATACTTAATTCTTGCAGGATATACATTGTCAGGAGTTGGGTATATGCCTATTTGTGTGGTTGAGGTTGAACACTCAAAAAATACATTACCTTCCTGCGTTTCGTCTTGACCAATGAAATGATATGGTTCATATATTGTTGTTGATGTAGCAGCAGTTGAAGCCATTGCGCATACACTCACACCATTCTCTACAATATGATATACCTTGCAATTAGTTGGCATATCATAATATACCTGACTGGATGCTGTGTTAAACGTATGATAGGCTGTTGATGTAAAGTGTTTCCAATCATTTTTTAGTATATCATTTATAATAGTTACTTTGTTTTCTGTTGATATACCATTAGATAATAAACTGTTTATATATGTCAATACATCATTTAATGATTCTGCCATGTTATCACCTACTTTAAAAAATAAAAAAGAGACTGAATTAATCAATCTCTTCTTGTGTTATGTTCCTTATGTGAACTAAACATACATATAATCTATAGCTACATATACACTAGTTCCTCCGCTTACTAATGCATCGGCTTTAACTGCAAGTGGTTTATCAATAATTAAATCTTGTCCTGTAAACCCTGCGCCGTCAGTTACACCAACAATTGTTAAATCGCTTGAAATTTTAGCACCATCTGTTAACGCTGCCTTTGCTATGGTTACTACTACTGTAGGACTGATACTTGTGTCCTGTAATACTAATCCAGTACCACCACCACCGCTAAAATCCCCAATTGATTTAGCGAAATATTTTAGTATTCTAATTCTTTTACCTGTTCTACCATGTACTATTATTTTTCCTCCTGCTACTATTTCTGCAAGTGTAATAGTAGTAGTGCATGATTGAAGTTCATTTGGCTTAGGAGCAGGAACATCATAGCCTTTTAGCTGTGTCATTGTCTTACCTTCTGTGAGTCCTATGTGCCATTTATTACTTGTATCCATAGCCGAGTAAAATACACTATAAATGCCATTCAGGTATAAAAATGAGCTTCTATAAATTTCTTTATTATCCCAAGCATAAGGTTCTCCCGATGGATCCATTACCTTTACGAAGGTACAAGCCGTGCCAGTCAAAACACCCCAAAACAACGATTGTATATTCGAACTAAATTGACCGCTTAAATACCCGCATACCAATAGTTCATATACGCCATCATTATTTATAACATCTACATGCCATGGTTTATAGGTTGATGGCATAGTTGATGTTATATTAACTGCTGTTGTCCACTGAAATGTTGATGCCTGTAGTTTGAAGTTTTTAATATAAACATATCCTGCATCATCTGCCGTATACGCTTTACAAACTAGATATACAACTAACTTATTACATGTTTCTGCTGTTTTAAAAGTATATAACTTTGTAACCCATTCGTCTGCCGTTGTAAAATCAGCAGCAACTATATCGCTACCCAGTTTTACAGCATCAGCATATTGAGATATAACAATACGCCCGACAAATCCTGTATTTGCAACATGTGTTAAATAATCAACACTTAAAGTGTATGATGTACTAGCTAATACAGTTAGGTTTCGTGTTAACCCTGCGTAATCAGCTGCTGTAGATGCGCTTATTTCTACTTTCTGCCCATTTGCACCTACTGTATGTTCTGTTGTTATTTTTCCTGCATCTCCTGCAACTTTTGTCCAGTAATCAGTAACACCATCTGCATTAGTATCAATATTGACCATCGGATTAGTAGATACTGTACTACCATTTATAGCGCCTTCTTGGTATTTTATATACCCACTTATACCATCAACATACCATAACTTATGTATGTTTTCTTCCCACAACAATACTGGACTTAAATAGTTTATAGTACTGTCTGTTGCGCTAAATATTTCTTGTTTTGTACTCCATGTAATTCCGTTAGTCGATACTGACCTATATACCTTTTCTTGTGTATTGTCTGGTAGCCCACCTACTCCTGCCGGATTATACCTCCACCAAAGTTCTAAAGTTTCGCCTACTAGCACTAAATGCGGATCACTGTTATGACCTCCAGTTGACACATCAGCTGGAATATCAATCGGATTTGTTAAACCAGTAGGAACAACCCAATCAACTTTATTGTTTGATGCATATATACATGGGTTCTCGTAATCGTCATTAGTGTTTGGGTACGGAGTAATAGCCATCCAGTACTTATAACTATTCCACCCAGCAGCAACATAAATAACATGTGGATGTACCGCTTGACCGCTTCCCTCATACGTTTGTATGTTTAAATAATTTTTTGCATTCGGCATTAAATACTGATTCAGTAAGTCTGTTTCTAAATTAGCAGTATCAGTCTCGACCGAAACGAGTCTTCCATAAGGATTCCTACTAAAAAGCCCATTCATTTATACCACCTCATTTCCAAATAATTGCCTGGATTTTAGCAGTTGTACTATCGCTTACTATAGACAAAGTTCCTTCACCTTCAATCTGCAAACTTATATCATCACCTTCTGTAAGCTTAAAACTATTTGTTGTTGCTGTTCCTGTAGGGTCTATCCACGTATTACCTGTTGTTGCCACTAATGTAATAAGCGCATTGGGCCCAACGGAGTAAGTTGTGCTATCGCATGTTATAAAATTATTTGCTGCACTTGCAGTTGTGCTTGATACCGTTTCTGGGATTATATCTTTAATTTTTAAAAATGATTGCTTTACAAAAGAATACATATATTCACCACCCCATATAAAATCAAAGGAGCCTTAGGCTCCTTTGTTATGTAGTAAAAGTTACAGCTCCTTCATGAGAAGTTAGTAACCATGCTGAAGTTGTAATACCAACCATGGTAACTGATGCATAATTATTTTTCAATTGCACTCTTAGTAAAGTACCTAATGCTGTTGTCCCGTCACGTATTGTTATTGCAGTACTGCCTGTATATATTACTGGATAATCCGAAGTATTTGCAGTATAAGCGTATAATGTTTTTGAAACACCTATATCTGGAGGGTTAAGAGTATATACTTTTTCTCCAATACCAGTCGAGATATTCACTGAGCTAATACCATAATTAGTTATATTACTCGAGGTGGAGGCACCTGTTACGCAACTTCCAAACCTTATAGCTTTACCTTCCGAATATGTTAACCCTGTTGATGTTGCTATTTGTGTTTCTGCGCCGCTGCTATCAATAGCATAAAATCCACCGGCCGAAAACACTTTGCCTGTTGGGTCAAACACTTTATTTAGTGCCGTGCTATTTCTTACATACACAGTTGAACCATCAGGGAAATTAATCTGTCCCATGTACTCACATCCTTTCTAGAAGAAAAGCCTTGGATTAAGTTCCAAGGCTTCCTACTACTCCGATATTTGGTAATGCGCCTGCTGCTACAAGTTCGTAGATTGTTCCTTCAAGATCTTTATTCTGGAAATTTTCTTCCCAGTCCATTGTGATTCCAGTATGAGTCAACCACAACACATGTTCGAACCTTGAATCAATCAAGAACCAAGCAGTTTCAGAATCAAGCCACCTTGAATAAACAGGGCTTAATTTTGGCAATTTGTTTGGCGTGTTTGAGAACTCATAAGCCACTTTCTGTGCAGATAAGATCTCTTCCAAATCCATCATCTGAACTTCATGAGTCAATATCTTATCAGGATATGACTTCATTGGCTTGTTCTGGTGATTCTTAAACCTTGAGAACATTTTAACCGCAAGTTTAATGTTGTCGTACCCACTTGCACCTGTACATGCACCAGTTGTTAGTGTGTCGTTAAACTGTCCTGCTACATGAAGTAATGGTTTTGAATTGCTACACATTGGAACACCGTCTGCAAGATTAACCGTAAATGCATCGTTCCACGGGTCTGCTGCTTTTTCTTCCTCGATGTCTCTCATTGTGTGGGCAAGTTCTTTGACTTTGCTTTCGTCTATGATACTATATAAGTCAAACTTTCTGCCTTTCAATGAGTATGAAATACCGTTACCAATTTGCTCAACGGTAATCCTTGTTTCATAAGCCTGATTTACTGTTCCGTATTGAAATGCTTCACTTTCCTGCATTGTTACCGCAGGTTTCAAGTTTCCAACGCTATCATAAATCATAGTTTCTTTTGTTGCTTTCTTTGCAGTTGTATATGTAGCATGTTGAACGGGATATGATTCCCAGTTCTTTGTAAAGATATCGTTTACTCCTGCAACTATAAATCTTGAAATATCACTTTTAAGTGTACCCATTTTTAATCACTCCTTTTTATTTGTAGTAAAGTACTTTTGCCTCTCGTCTGTCGTTGTCAAAACTCAATAACTTAAACTGCCCATAGTTGGTAGATGGAGCAGTTGAAAGTGTTCCCATTGACAAGAACGCCGAATATAACCCAGCTGCGGTTGAAAACGAAATATACTTTCCTAAGTCTGATGTTGCCGGAAGTGTAGCACTTCCACCTGTGCCAGTTGTATAGTTTGCAAATAGTATTGACCCTTGTGGAATAGGCCGTGCATAGAACGGTACTGTTGAACTAACATCTATACCACTTGATGGTACTTCCGTTATAATTGCTAGAAACTCGCCTGTTTCGTCTGATGACGGGCTAACATACAAGTTAGCTTTTTCACCAGTGATTATGGCCACTTTACCTATGTCACTCGTACCAATGTTACCACCAGTTGTAGCATTTGTGTACAATGGTATAGGTGAAGACATTACATTAAATGTATTTGCGAATTGGAACATAATTTATCACTCCTTATAAATTGTTTTATAGTATTTTTCGGCTGTCCATCCCGCATCCGGGAAAGACTCTTGCAAGCCTTTTAGTGCGTTTCTGTCCTTGTCGTCTAATGGGTACGGGTTTGTAGCTTTGCCGCCACCCTTAGAAACAGGGACATTTTTGTTCTCAACTTCTTTTCGTTTGCCTAGGCTAACTTGTTCTTGATTGATTCTTGCTTCACGCAAGATTGTTTTACCACGTAGCTTTATGTATGCCTCTTCTGCAGAAAGTCCGTTTTTCATCAGCGGTCTTATCTGCTCTTTATAAAGATGCGCATCCTTATAAAGTGAATCTGATTCGACCAGATCAGCAATCTCTTCATCAAAAATTGTGTCTGTATCTTTCTTCTTTGTGTCCTTATACACAGAAGCAATATCATCTGCTAACATTGAAGCAAGTTCTTCATCATATCCGGCTTTGATGTACTTGTCTTTAATGCTGTTTCTTTTTGTGATTACTTCTGAATCAACTTGTTTATCTTCAAGTTCACGTAGTCTCTTTTCAACTTCTTTCCTACGTTGTTTTTCTGACAGGAATTTTTTTAAAGGAACCTTTTCTTCTTGTACTTCCTCTTCTATCTGTTCTTCCTGTTCCTCTTCCTCTAAGACTTCTTGTTCTTCTTGGGTTTCTTCCTGTTCTGATCCTGAATAATCATCCTCTTTATTCCAGTATGGATTCAATCTTTTAAACATAGTTTTCATTCCTTTCGATTGTTTTCGTAATTAACGCAAAAAAGCGTTTACTCTCAACGCTTCAAATGGGTTTGTACCGGGTTTTCCTTCCCGTAATGTGTTTATACTTCACCAAGTTTTGAAACGGTTTTAAACTGCCTTTTTGTGTTCTCTGCAATGTGCCAAGTATATACCTTTGTTATCCGTTTCAAAGGCGCATCCTTCTACTTTGCATTTGAATTTAGAATCTGTTTCAATGTTGGGATATTTTTCTTTTAACAGGTCTATAAGTTCCGGGGTTAACTTATTTATGTTTTCTTCCATAACACCTACATCGATGGTTCTATCATTAAAGTTAACAAATATCACTAATGGAATATCCTGCAACTCTGCCATTCTAAAAACATTGCCACCATGCCAACTTTTAGGAAGATTACATTCTTCAAGGCTTGTTAATCTTTTGATCTTAGCTGTCTTATATTCGTACTGCTCATTTAATGTCTGGTTGTTAAATGTATACATTCTGTCACCTTCTTTATAAAATTATTTTTCTTGCTTGTATTTCTGTATTTGCTTCAACCTTATTATTTGTGCGGTCTATATCGTACCCGTTCATAAGGTATTCGCTATACCTCATGGGGTTTGCTGTGACTGTTCCGCATTTACACACGCCTACACGCTCACCGTTTATGTTTTTGCTCCACATTGCAAGCCTTTCGCAATGCTCGCATACTGGAAGGCGTGTTATTGGATATCGGTTTTCTTTTATGGTCATCTCTCTGATTCTGTCATTTGTTAATATGTGTCTGAAATGGTTTTGACCGCCGACCATACATTTAAGCAAATTATTGTGTTGCTCTATACTAGCCACCGATACCACCCCTTATTGTTGATAATTGCGACATCTGCGGTTGACCGCCTTGACCTAAAGGTGCGTTAGCGTTTTGCATAGGTTGTTGTCCTGGTTGACCAGGTTGACCTAGTTGTTGAACTGGCATACTATTTTTCAATGCATCGTTATCGTCTAATGGCAAGCCTAAGAAGTCCGCTGCAAACTTTCTGAACTCTTCCCACGATATACCCGGTCTTGGCATACCATTTTGATCTGGTAATACTATTCTAGAAAGCTTCTCTATCATCTGCCATAAGAAAGTTTTGTTTTTTGGCAATCCTGCGCCTATGTTTATTTCAATATCAAGATCAACTTTCTTTGTAACACTCTTACCGTTATCGGTAACAATTTCCCATTTTGGTGCTTCTTTATTTCGTTTTCTATATTCTTTTGAATATGACGATGTAGGAGGCTTCATCATAGGAGCCTTTGTAAAGTCTCTAAAATCAATCCATTCATAAGAGTTATCATCATCCGATACCCTAAACGCTTTACCTTCGGTATAGTTACCCATCATAAGACCTAATAGGTATTCACAACACTCCACTAATAGTTCTTGTATGAGTATCTTTTTATGATCTGTCGCTGAACTTCCTTGTTGCTGTTGTATGGCGGCTTCTGTGGCACTGTCGGCATTAGAATTACCACCCGACATTATTCCGTAAAACCTTGTTACCCTTTGTATTTCTTGGTGTATAGCCGCCAATAGTTGCCAATAAGCTTGATTTACATTTCCCCACTCAACCTTGTGAACAGGTTTTTGTGATTGTGTCCCATCAAATGGCCTTGGCGTAAAACTATTTTCGTCGAAATCGTCTACGTCAATATCTGAGTTAGTATCAATCAATATCAAGTTAGGCTTTGCACTTATACGAATCATGTCATACAAATCATTTATCATGTCTTGTAATGGCCCCATAAGTTTACCATCACCAAATCCATAAAGTGTTCCTTCCTCTGGATAGCATACCACCAAATGATAAGGGTATTTGTTATTAACATGGTCATAGTATGACTTGTGATCATACTTATTTTTCTTTTGGTTGTCAGTACGTTCTCCTGTTTTATGACTGTCGTATAGTAAAACACCGCATCCAGAAAATATCTCAAGCCTTAATTTTTTCTTATGCCGGCTCCACCTTAATATTTCAGTCCAACTTTCTGAATCATCGTTTGTCATTTCATCATCGTAAAATATGTCATTGCCAAGAATATCACTTTTGCCATAGTCTATAATTTCAGCTTTATCTTCTCCGTATGTTTCAACGGCATATGTTTTACTTTGTAGTATGGTTTCACTGATATAGTCGGCTTCTTGAGTACGCATGAAGTCTTTTATCTTTTGGTCGATGAAAATTTTGTTAAGTGCCACAGGTGTTAGCTTAGCAAGACCAAATCCGTCTAATGCATCAGCATCAAAATAAGTTTTCATCCATACAGGTCCATTCTTAAGGAACCTTCTTGAACATATTGCCAGTACCGTTTTTATCTTATTCTTCCTAAGTGTCCAGTCAAGGCCAATCCTTCCCCAGTCTGCAAACTGTTCATCTCCTTGGCTTTGACCTCTAGTTGTTACTGCTATATTCTGGTCAACCATTGCTGCCACTTGACCTTCTATCTGAGCATGAAATACATTAACCCTACTATTAGGCCGTTTATCAAGTTTCTCTTGGCTTTGAGTATAAGCTTTTTCTTCGCTCTCAAGCCTTGCATAAAACTTACTTAAGTTACCTCTATTATCAATCAACTCTGAAATGTAATCATTAATACGCTTGGTTTCTTCCTCGGTCATAAACGTTTCGCGCTTTAAATCTTTCTGCATACGCCATTCTTGTTTATCCATGTATAAACTCCTTTCGGGCAATAAAAAAAGACCTGCCACCACCATTAAAGGTAAGTAAACAGGTCTCTAGGACTCTTAGACTATTATGCTATTCATTTTTTTACATCTTGGGCATTTTATTTCAATCTGAGTTTCTTTAACAGGCTCTTTTAAATCTGTGCTTGCTTCCATATTTACAGCCCCTTGGATTACATCACCAAACAACTTATTACAGTTCCAACATAACAAAGGATTGTTCATAACCCCACCTTCTTCCCTCTCAGTCTTCCAGTTGATGGGTCTCGGTAATCTTCGTATTTATCAACCTTTGGTAGTTCATTCTCTATGGATTTATTAGGTTTAACATTCAAGTATACAATATAACCTAATAAACTTATCTGTACTATACCAAGTATTATTTCAATCATTCAGCACACCACCTTTTAACAGTAATTCCGCATGTCTCATATCTTCCATGCTATCTATATCTATACTTCGATATGACGGCATTATAAATTCTATTGCATTATTAGACCACAATTTGTTTTGGGCAAGCAAGTCACGCCGTGTTATAAATATAGCTCCGTTCCTTTGTAAATGTGGTTTGTCGATATGTTTATCATAAGTCTTATTTTTATGCTTTATGCTCATGCTATAAACAGAATACAAGCTATCAACATTATTATCGTTGAATAACTTTATAGCAATGTTTATATCTTCTGTAGTTCTTAATGGGCTTGTGGGTTGTAGTATCATTACTGCATCAACTATATAGGGTAATCCGTGTAGTAAATGTTTTATGACTGGTAACATTGGTGTGGTATCAGCACATAAATCTTTTGGTCTATCGACATATTTGCACGGAATATCGCTTATGTTAAATATTTCTTTACTCATATCTGTTGATATAATTACTTCATCAAGATTACTTTTCAAAGCTGTTTCAATTGTGTATTCAATCAACGGTTTACCACACAGTGGGTATATGTTCTTGTTCTCTATACCCTTACTACCTTTACGGGCAGGAATCACGCCTAATATCATGTTACACCTCCGCTAGTATATCAGCTATCCTTTTCCCGCTTGTGCCATCACCAAACATTGTGGAACAATTAACTTTAAAGTTGCAGTAATTTAAAACCTTTGCGATACTTTCTTTTGTGTTCTCAGCAAATACAATATTGTGTGCGTGTTCCCTTCCTTGCTGTCTATTGCCTACTAATACAGCAGCAACGCCAAGAAATGCGCCTTCTTTTATAAAGCTGCTACTATTGCCTATTGCATACTCACAGTTAGCAAGTAATCTATAATATTCTTCGGGTTGCAAATCTTTTACGAACTCAACATCTTTAAGATTATGTATCTTTTTTAGGATAGTCTTATTCCCTGCATCTGTATTAGGATTAACCCATACTTTTTTAATATCAAGTACACTCAATGCTTCAATTAATGGTTCTATTGATTCACACTCCGTTGTGTTTGGGTGGTGAAGCACTAATATGTAATCCTCTTCCCGATTGTTACTTAAATCTAATTTAGTTAGCGTATCAAGAGCAGGACTGCCAACTACATGAACATTGTTTTTATTAATCCTTTTCGCTGCATCTACTGTTACAGGGAAATGTATATCAGTTAATGCGGTTATAGCATTCCTGACTTTATCATCAATGCATCCTGTTACTTCTCCACCTTCTGTATGTGCCAATGGTATACCCATATAAGAAGCAGCTACAGCACAGGCCAACACTTCAAACCTATCTCCATGCACCAGCACTATATCAGGTTGTAACCGTTCAAAGGTTGTAACCATTTCTATAGTCAGTAGCCCTTCCGTCTTAGCCATGTTGCCTTTACTGTCATTGAACATAAGACAATCTATTTTTGTATCTATCTTATACGGTAGGTTCAAGCAAGAACACCCGCATATTAGTTGTAACTCTAATTGCGGGTGTTCTATAATGGCATCTATTACACTTTTGAGCCTTCCATAATTAGCTCGTGACATTACACATACTGCTATTTTCTTTGCACTCATGGTGTCTTATACCCTCTTTCTTAATAATGTTCTATATGCTTCTACCGCTCCATTTAATTCAGCTTGTGCTAGTTGTGATTGACTCAAAGCTTGCTGTGCTTGTGATCCTTGTTGGACGAATTGTTTCTTTCTACCTTCAAGTTCGCTTATCTGTTTCTTAATAAAGATATATCTTTCGTTGTCTGATTCAAAGGCATATAGTCTTGGACAATATAACAAGTCGCTTGTCTCAGGTACGTACACTTTGCAGTATTTCTCAGCTACACCGATGAAGTATTCACACGATGGTTTTTGGTAACCGTATTCATCATTACCGTTCTTGTCTCTGTCCTGTGCCATATCAACGCCGTATATATGTATTTCTTCAAACCCTTGTGTTATAGCATAGGCTATGATCCAACTAATACTATTCGTGAAATATCTATGTCCTATATGTCCCCTTTCCTTAAGCCATTGCACAACATCCATAAACGGAAACACTGTGGCATTTGGTAAGAAGTCATATTGCTGTAATGTATATACCGGTATAGGTAGTTTCTTCAAAAACTCTATATGCTTTGGATCATTCTTTGGTGGTCTCTCTAAGCTGTGTATTTCAAACCACCTGTCAACTCTGCTGCTTGGTATAGTCTCAAGAAGTTTGTATGCTTCATTCAATGTCCATATTTCTGCATCGGGATCGTTGAAAGGAGTTTCTTTCCAGCTTGGAGCGAAGCCCATTATAAAACATTTTTTCTTTTTAACGTCTGGAAATTCTATTACTGGTATCTCAGCACTCATTAGTCCATCTCCTTTTATACTGTTCTGTATTTTGCTTGTAATCTCTGTACTCACACAACTCTTTGAATTCATCAGGTGTACTACTAAACTTGTGGTCAGTGCCAGGAAGATACTTTCCTAAGGTAAAATGTCTTTCTATATATTCCATACCGTTATCAATAGCTTTTTTTGCTGCTTGAATACCTTCTGTGTGGTCGCTGAATCCATCAAATAGTTGCATCTTATCAAAGTCTATATCTTCATACTTTGTAGGGTACTTTGATATACAATATAAAATTTTGTGTTCTTTAACCCATGACTTATTTCTTAATAATCGTTTAGTGCTTTGTATGTCTGTCATTCCTGCTGAAACTATTGTTAAGTCAAAATTATTCCAACAATAGTTTAATAATTTTTCATTGTCACCGTCAGGGCTTGCGATTTTTACTTTGCTTTGCCCTAATTCTTCCTTTAGGAATTTAGCCCTTTTTAAGCTGAACGCTGTAAATAATGACTCAATATTATTCTCATAACACTTTACAAAAATAAAAGCGCAATCATCTTTTGACAATTCCGCTTTTTTATAATTTTCATATGCTGTTTTATAATTAGCCCATTTTGGATTTAATTCGTCCGCTCGTAGTAATTGAAACTTTATAATGTCAACTCCTGCTGTCTTGGCTTCAACTATCATCTTTTCTATTAACCGTCTATCTCCTAAATGGTTACAACATGCATCGGCAACAATGCGAGTCATGCAAGCCACCCCCAAACTTTTTTATTTCTTACTCGTGCTACATAACCTCTACTTAAACCATATTCTTTAGCTATTTGGGATTGACTTCTTTTATCTTTTCTTATTTCTATTACTTGTGTCTCAGTTAATTTGCTATTTTTTACTTGAGTTCCTTTTGCTCTATATTTTTCATTCGGATATTTTGCACGACCTTTTTGCATAGCATCATGTATATTATCTTTTTGCGTGCCAACCTTTAAATGTCCAGGATTAATACATGAAGGGGTATCGCATATATGCATTACTACCATTCCTTTTGGTATTTCTCCAAAACATTCTTGATAGACTAAACGATGTACATGCGCGTGTTTGCCATAACGCATTGTAACACCATAACCATCTTTGTTTAATCTATGACTCTTTAAAATAAAACACCCGTTTGAATTGGTTTCCCACTCAAACGGCTTAGTATTGCCATGTATTTTTGTCATGGGTTCTCAGACCTCCTTTACTCAATATGTAAACTATGTCTGCCGATATTAAAAAATCTTGCACATGCTCAGCAGGATTGCAGTATATTTCTTGAGGTACGTCTTTCTTTGATAGTACATATAATTTATTGCCTATCTCCTCGGATATACTGTAATACTGCACTGGTTTAAACCCTGTTTTAATAAGCATGTTTGACAATGTATGTATGCTGAAATTATATAAGTGTGCATTGCTCAAGTATGCATCAATTGGCCTTTTTATATTTGTGTTATATAAATCCGGAACACTTAGCAGTAAATATCCTTCATCTTCTAGCAAGTCATATATTTGTTGTAGTGTCTTCGTTGGACTGTATACATGTTCTAAGGCATTTAGCATGGTTACTATACCATACTTACTTGTAACCTCGCTTATGTTTCTATAAGTATTGTTGTTATACTGACTCGGTTCAACTCCATCACCTGGATATAGTTTTAGCAGTTGTCCTGTGCTACATCCTATGTCTAATAGCTTGCCTTGTAATTTCTTGATTATTAGATAAGCATTATTCGCATGTCGCTTTTCCGCTTCAATATCAGGGGATTCTCCACCATATATCTTTCTATAGTCTTCTTTGTAGAATGTTTCTAAGTCTGCTTCACTCATTTTATCTGCTACATAGACAAGACCACACTTATTACATACCACATTGCAGCCCTGTATGATGTTACCGTGTTTGTTTCTTATGACTACGCTGTATAATCTGTTTTGCTTTTCTCGTTCTACCTTATCCCAAACTACCGTGCAATCATTACTACCACACAAATCGCATGTACTCATTGGTATCTCTCCTTTACATACTCAACTATTTTCTTAGCAATATATATGTCTGTTGCTTCTCTGGCTTCAATGCAGTTGCCAGCTATATGCCACGTTTGCAATACTAGTGGTTCAAATAATCCATGTTCTTCCGCTAAATCACACACAGTCTGAAAATCGTCTGCATATCCTCCAAGAGCTTCACAGTTTAATGCTTCAATTAAATCATTTTTATTAATTATTTCCTGCCTTGAAGTATTAACCAACAATGTCCCGGACTTCATCTTGTCGAATTCTTGTTTGCTTATCATGTTCTCTGTTTCTTCGTTTAACGGGACATGTATAGTTATTATGTCGGATTGTAGTATTGTTTGTGCTGTTATATCATGCGTTACATTTTCCCCAAATGAATAATAATCAATGTGAGTATCACTTCTTTTGTCAATAGCATATATGTTCATTCCAAACGATTGTGCATATCTAGCTACTTGCTTTCCTATTCTGCCATATCCGATTATTCCTAATGTCTTACCACACAATTGCATCTTATTAAGCTTAGCTAATTGCAGTATTAAACTCCATGTATGCTCTGCTGTGCTTGTTACCTCTCGTCCTTCTGTCTGTTTCCACTCATCGTCAAGGTGTATGACCTTCGGTGCTTGTATATGATCTACCCCTGTGCATGGGCTGAATACAGTTGATATAGTTTTGCATGGTGTTAATTGTGTGTATACCATATCCATATCATCTGCGTTATAGCCTGGTGGATATAGTTTGCATACACTTTCCATTATCTCTCTAGCGTTATTACAAGGTTCATCTAGTAATAATAGTTTTGGTCTCATGGACTCACTCTCCTTATATTTTATGATCTTTCCATGGATGCCCAATCAATTTAATTTGTCCAGACTTCCACATCTTCTTTATGTCAATGTCTTTGTAGCCTTTCATTCTCAGCATTTGATAAGTATATGTACCACTTAACCCATCGGTTGGTTGTGTGTCTTTTGTCCTATATATAAGCTTGTTTAAAGCTTGAGAAGTCATGTCAACCATATCATCATGCACACCATTTGGGAACGCTGAACATTGATTCAGAAACTCATTAACCCAATTATATAAATGTGGATGTGGTATATATACATTTCCGCTTTGTATTGATGGAGATACAGCCGATACACGAGCCTCTTTACCTCCCTCAGGTTGAACTTCCAACATGCCGGATAATTTACGTTTTAACATTTGTATTACTGCCGGACCATTTGCTTTATCCTCTATGTATTTCTTTAGTGCTTTTGGCCACTTCTCTGCATATGTTTCTATAGCACTCATAGTTCCAGGTAAGTCTAGATGCTCGTTAACAAGGTCAAGCAAATAATAATTTTCTATTCTCCGGCCCCATACTCCACCACACACATAGTCATTTTGTTCGTTATCCTTGAAAGTACAATCCCAACTTTGTATTTGTTCATCCCAGTAGTCCGGGAGTTCTTCTGCGTATATATTAATTATTTCACCATCAGCGGTTTTCAATGTTACAGGTGGATAATCTGTGTCTTTTGGTTTCCAGTATTTCCACCATATACGCTTAATCAAGTTTCCTTCTAGTGCTGTTGGTCTGCCTTGAAATAATGCTAACCAACTTCTTGCACCTTCTTGCTTCATGTATACTTTCTTGAATTCGTTAATCCATTCTTTGTCTTTCCCTATATCCGGGAATAGTGGTTCTCCTATCTCTCTGTCTAATACATCTCCCTCTTCTGCTTCACATGGCAGATTGATAAGATATACCCCATTCTCATGTACTAACATTCTCCCTGCTAAATCGTCTTCATGCCATCTCGTTTGTATTAATATAACTATCCCATCAGCACTAAGACGAGTCTTAATTGAGTTTAACCATTCTTCCCACACTCTTTCCCTGTGTGTCTCGCTGTCTGCTTCTTGTCTATTCTTAATAGGATCATCTATTATAATTAAGTCACCGGGTTGGCCTGTTATACCTGCCATAATACCGCGGCTTATCATACTGCCTCTATGTCCGTCTATCTCAAAATCTGTATCGCTCTTACTTGATCTGCTTAACTCTATATCAAAAAGGTTCTTTCCAAATTCTTCAATCTTTTGTTTATTCCTTCTGCCAAACCTTCTAGCTAGATCATCACCGTACGATACTTCTATTACTCTTTTGTGCGGCCACTTCCCTAGATAATAGCTTGGTAATGTTTCTGTTACTGATTGGCTCTTACCGTGTTGAGGTGGCATTTGTATAATAAGTATCTTAGTCTTTTCATCATACTCATTTCGTAGGTTACCAGCTATCAACTTTTCTATTTTGTCGCAAATAAAAAGAAGATGCTTTGCTGGTATCCATCTGCCCATATGCACATACTCAACATACTTACCATAATCTTCCTTAGCTGCTAACCTTATCTGCTCTTCCCTCAAAGCCGCCTCTTGTTTCATTTTCTGCGCTAATAGTCTCTCGTCTGCATCTGTCCAACTCATGTTAATCACCCTACTATCAGGAGAGTATATATCTTACCACTCTTTGTATACCAAAATAATCCTAACCTTTGCTTGAGGTTATACTTAGGTGGTTTAGCATGTAATACTCTTTCAAGTCTTAGCATATTGATTCCCCCTTTATAAAATTTATAAGCAGTCTGAATAATCAGACTGCTTATAAATTTATATTTCATTTCCTATGATGGCTGCATAATAATGCATAATCATTTCACTTATTTTGCTAAATGCCTCATAGTTGTAATTATCTAAGGCTTTCTTTTGTGCATCTTTTAGTATTGTTAGTTGCTCTTTGTAATGTGGCTGTATCTTAATATATAGTTCGTTCAATTCCTCGGCACGCTTCTTATCAAGCTGAATCAATTCTTTTCGTTTCATTTCAAATTGTTCTTGCTCAGTTGCTGGAACCTGTTCTTCTTGGTTACATTCAGTTGTAACACTACAATCACCTTCCATATTTCCTTGCCTCCTGTTATTTTAATATAAAAAAAGAGTCCTAAGACTCTAATTCCCAGTTAATATATTACATTTTGCTCAAACTAAAAGTGTTTTGCCGGTGATTTTTGATACTTTAATTAGTTTGTGTATATATCATTATCCATATATTGTGTTATGAATTTCCATTTTGCGCTGCATTTCTCTGTATTATCATCTCATCAATCTCTGCATTTCTCTGTATTATCATCTCATCAATCTCTTTGCGCAGCTGTTCCGGATCTGTATTAATTGTAACTTTGTTTGTGTTGTCTAGACCACCGGTGAGTTTTACCTCTTCTTTAAACATACCTAGATACTTAGCCATACTATCAAGTGCACCTTTCTTATCTGTAAGCTTATACTTCTTTACATAGCCTACAAATTCCCGCATCTCTCCTGATCCTTCATATGCTTCTTGAACATCTAATCCGGCTACTGCGGCTGCTGTTTCATCGTCTAAGTCAATTATATTCTTTGGGCTACCGTCTGCATTAAATAGTTTGCGAGGATCAAAGAAACCTAACTTTGCATACTCCGCTAATACTCTTTCTACTGTTACCATGTTCCTATTCTTAAACTCTTCCTGCAGCTCGTTTAGCCTTGTGATAATCTTGCGGTCACTAGCTAATTTACATGCTGTTTCGTCTACTGTCTTATCTAGCATATTAGTACAGTTGAATGCTTGCTTATACGCTTCTCTCTGAGTGAGTCCAGCAAATAAACCTTGCACATATTTTTCTTGTTTTACTGTTAGTCTATCTGCCATATTACCTCACCCCTTCATTGCCTTATGTGCTAACTCTATATTTTAACTCAAACAACCTCTTATCTATCTTCAAGTATGTTTCGTATTTTATACCAGTTCGTTCATATCCCATCTTAGTTATTGTCATGACGTTGTCAATACCTTTTTAATATTTATTTTAATTTATTTTTAAACTTATCTATATAAATGTTTTTACGCAAAATAAAAGAGCCTTTCGGCTCCTACTTTGCTATCTCTATTTTTAATACTTCTTCAAACTCGCTCTCTAGTTCCTTGTAATTTGTGTGATCACCTTCCGAAGCTTTTTCTCTTGCTTCTTCTTCCGTATCTGCTTCTACATAGCATATTGCAATTACCGTTTCTTTAATTTTTACTTCATACACCATATTCAACACCCCCTATATCCACTTGTACTATGCTTTGATTGTCAGAATAAGGATACCATATATCATCTTTTAAGCTCATATCGTCCATACCCTTCCATTCTATTATTTGTTTTAATTTATGATATCTTTTTTCTTCTCCTGTGAATGCATCTGTAAAGTAATAATATTCGTCCGTCTCTTTTTCTATTGTATATTTCTTTTCGTGCTTGTAGACATCAAATGTAAAACTTATAGTTTTCATAGTTTCAATGCCTCCAACTTGTTATTTGTCTCTAATTTTGCGGCTTGACTTATTAATGCTTCGAAATCTGAAATTTTGTATTTCTTTAAAGCTTTTTCTTTATTGTTTAGTACCCATGTTCCAAATCCTATCGCGTATTGATGTATCCATTTGTTTGATTCAGTTTTTTCTACGTCTTTTACTTGGTTGAATTTACTTTCGAATTCATTTAATAACATTTCTTTTGTTTTCATTTTCAATTTCCCCCTTGAATTTATTTTATGATCTAATATTATCATTAACGGTTATTAACTGTCAATACCTAATTTATAATTATTTTTATTTGTTGCTTTTCGTTAATGACTGTTATATAATATTCTCAAGGCGGTGATCTTATGGCACTTAACAAAGATACTCATATACAACGCAATGTCATAGTAACAAAGGATATTGACAAAAAAATAAACGATGATGCAAATAGTAACCATCGTAGCTTATCCGGTCAAATAGCTTATATATTAGAGCAGTATTACAAGGACAAATAGTCCTTTTCTTTTTGCAAAAATAAAAGCCCCGATCTCTCAGGGCATATAGGGGAATTGATTATTAAATTATTTCGACATCTTAATTATATCACTTAACTATCTATACAAAAAGCAGTATTTCGCCAGTATTTTTCAGACATTTTTGCTTTTTTTATTTTTGTTATATATAGAAGCAAAAAATAATGTAAAAATATTTCAAAAAAAAGTGTTGACATTGTACTTCAATCGGAGTACAATTATAAATGTCAGCAGGCGTTAAGCCCTGAACAACGGAGGTCACGAACATGAAAATGACGTATAAGGGATTAGAAATTATAGCAACATTAAGTACAGATAGCAAAGATGAAGTAAGATTTGTACACGTAACTACAGGCCAAGAATGTGAAATGTTTGACCAGGTATTTGCAGGATGGAGCAGTCAGGATGCAGAGGAAAACAACGACATGGACAAAATGATAGAATTATTCAGATTGAACAGTGATGATGTATATTTGTATCTGTTTGACGAGTTAGATGTTGATCTTAGCAAATACGATGATAAATCAGCAAATTATTGTTGGAAATGTGCAGAAATAGTAGATGTAGATATTGAAACATATATCAAGGACAATGACGGGAATATAGGTACAATGGCTTATTGCCAAAAATGTAATAATGAATTGTATGTGATAGAAAGGGGAAACAACAATGGTTAATCCACGTTTCCAAGTTCGGGACTCTGAAAAGGGTCTCGAACAACTAGACGAAGCACTTATACTACTAGGATATACATTTGGTACTAATGACCGTCCAGATAGGGCAAGATGGTATAACGAATGCAAAAGCCGATTATCAGCAGAAGCAAGGATGAAAAAGAACCCATGCCCAAAGTGTGGTGACTGGGATTATTACCAAGAAGAAACTCGGAATGTATGTATCACATGCGGGCATGATTGGCCCAAATAATTTTGTATACTGTCCTATCGGTTACGGGGAGATTGGAGGATATTATGAAAAAAGTATTGGATATCACTGGGAAATACAACAAAGAGGAAAAAGGATACGATAGTTGGAGATTTATTATGCCCCTTACAAACGATGATATTTGCAACATAAATAATCAGTTATCTGATTATGAGGTTGAAAATAATAACAGTGAAGATTATTGTTATGATTTTAAGGTGGTCGAGGAAAATACTATAGTACCTATATTTTATTTCTTTCGAGGTACTCGTGATCAATTTTGGGATGAAACTGAGGATATTGAGAGTTTCAACCGAAATATTAATTAAGGTATGCACAGAAAAGCCCCAGACAAGTCTGAGGGCTTTTTCTTATGATGCCAGATACAACATCTTATATATTGCCTTATTACCTATCTTCTGTAGCCTGTCAACCGTCCTATGCTCCCGGAATTTTTCATAATAAAATGTCTCAACATATGGCCACTTCAAATCCTGTATAAACGCATGTTCCACTATAAATTTCTCTTCATATTTCAACGACTGCATCCATATGTCAACAGTGTTAACGTGATCTCTCAAAGGTATCATTTCAGCTTCAATTTTTTCTATTTTCCGCTTAATATCTCTTACTTCAAAATCCGTTAACCGGTCCGGATTTTTCATTTCGTCTTGATAATGTAATGTTGCAGTTTCGACAATAGAGTGTATATTTCCGCTGTGGTTTGCCGGCATATCTGATATTGTTACCGCTTGTATGGACAACCCTTCTATTGCTTCTTCTTTCGTCTCGATATAGGAGCATCCACCATACCGCAGCTTTTCTTTCAGTGCTTCAATATCCTTTTGCTTAAATAACATTTTAGATTTCTTATCAAGATATTGTAATAACATGTTTTCTATATCTATCGTATTCATAAACACACCAACCTTTCTATATTCTCGGTTGTTCTATCCTGCTTTCTGTCCCCACTCTTGCAGTAACAATTGTCTTTCACTATCTGTCATTACTTCAATCCCTGCTTCTTTAGCATCTGTTATAATGTGATCCAGTAGCCTAGACATTTCTTTTGTATCATAGACAGATGATCCGTAATAATTAATAACCTTCTTATATCCATCTATTTTGCTATCTTCCATTACCTCAGCAAACCAACCTATACCTTTTTCATTCCAGCATTGTACCCACCTTTCAACTGCTTCTGCTTTAATTGGTACTATTTCAAATACTCCAACCTCTTTTATTGCTAGTCTATATATTTCTTCTTTTGTTGTTTGGAGTACTTCCGCAACCTTCTGGCAGATTACCCAAAGCATACTATTGGCATCGTGACTGCGTTTGTACCGATGTTGCTTTATTTCTATGTCTAGCTTTTTACCTTTCATGATTAGCCCTTTTAGTGTGTGAGTCTCGGCTATAGCTTCTTTGTTAGGCGTAGTTATAGTTATTTGTAATCTGTGGGACTCGTCAAAGGATATGTTTAGGCTATCAGCTATTACTTTCACCACTTCCACCCCTTTTTAAGTAGGATAAGACTTATAATCGTTGGCGTTTCTGTTAATTTCACTCTTTCTTTAATATTTTCGCAAATTTCTTTTATCTCGTTCCTGCTTTCTATTTTCTTTTTTAAGTCATAATCAGCATCACCTAATATAATGTTTTGCCCAATTTTCCCACTGAAACTTATATAATATCTGTAATACCTTTTCACTTATTGCGCCCCCTCTCTATGTCTTGCAGTATATTGTATATAGCACACAATGCTGCAAATATTAGACCTAATTGGATGCATACTATATACAATAATGCTGTCATACTATCACTCCTTTACTACGTGTAATTCAAGCCTTGGAAACGCTTTTTTAAACATCTTGTGCTTGATTTTAAACGTCTCTGTCTCTATTCCTTTATCGTCTTGTATTTTGTAGCTGCCATCCGGATAAAATATAATCCAATCTGCCTTATATGTAATCGGCTGCATATCCTCATTACCGGGCTGTAATATAAACTGTGCCTGTCTGCAAAACCCTGTTATGTGTCCCGATCTTAGCAGTAGTTTTAATTCTGCATACGTTGTCACTTCTCGCTTACTGTCAAATAAAGTCCCTTCAAATTTAGCTCTGCAAGCATTGTATTTATTCTTTTTCTTCTCGACTGGAATAAGTTCAATTGTTGCTTTTGGTTTTACGTTATGGTCCTTCTTGTATTGTTCATATTCTTCTTCTGTCATTCTCATTAAGCCACCCCCAACCATCTAGCAATATGATACAGTGATGTAGTATAAACCATATCCCCTACCTTATCACCTGATATTAGTTCCAAAAATCCTTTTGTATATTGCTTATATAGCTCATCCATGCTTATACCTAATTCCCCCGACACCATGTTCAATGAATATATTGTGTTAGGTTTAAATAACATATCTATACGATGTCTTAATATATTGTCGCATTGTTTTAGCAGTTCTGTGCTATTGTGATTGTGGCATGTATTACATAGCCCTAAGCAATTAATTTGTATTCCTAGGCCCCTGCCGCCACCCATTCCCTTTTCGTTTATGTGGTGATACTGTGTTATAGGTTCGCTATGGCATATACGGCATATTCCTTTTGCATCTTCATACTCAGCCTTTTTTACTTTAGCTGAGAAATCATGTATTGCTTTCCTGCTATGCTTTTTTAGTTTCTGTTTAGGGTATTGCATAACTACACCTCCTTGTACTTTGGGCATATTTTGGGGCAATGTTTAAGCTGTAGTTCATGTGCACGAACAACTTTTTTATATGGTTCGTAGCCCTCATTTGCTTCTCTTTTTATTAGCTCCATATCTTGTTGCATAGTGCATGTATAGTTGCAGTTTTTATAAATCTTTTCACATTCCTTTTTATACTCTGTTTCTGCTTCATTAAGTGCCGTGATTATTCTCCATTTAACATCCATACCATTATGTAATATTTTAGTTATCTCTCTTAAATTATCAAATATATTCATTTCTTAGCCTCCCTTATATTCATTCATCTACAGCTAAAACGGAAGTTCGTCATCCTCAACTACAGGATAAAAGGGTTCCGTATCTCCTGCTTTTGTCTGCGGCTGTCCCTCCTTCTTACTATCAGCAAAAAACGCTTCTTCCGCTACTACCTCAGTTGCATAGTGTTTTCGACCTTCGTTATCATCCCAATTGCGTGTCTGTATTCTTCCGACTATTGCTACTTGTTGCCCTTTCGTAAAATATTTGCTGCAAAATTCCGCTGTTTTATCCCATGCAACAATCTGGACAAAATCCGCTTGCTGTCCTTCACCTTGCTTTGCAAATTTTCTGTTAACTGCTAGAGTAAATGAGCATACAGCAGTATTATTATTTTGCGTGTATCTTAGTTCTGGATCCTTTACCAGCCGGCCGAGCAAAACTACCTTGTTCATATTTTTCTATCTCCTTTATCCCTATTACCTAATGGGTTATTATTCCTTTTTAATTTCCCTGTACTTGTAAGATGTGTTCTTTTTATTCCGTTGTTGGTTCCTAACACCTTTTCAGAGTGCTTTTCTAAATCCGTTATATGCTTACTGCAAGCTATTTCGTTGTAAACTGGTTCTTCAAATCTGTAAATTTGAAAGTAACAACTCCTGCTGTTGCAAAATAAACATTCATCTTTCCGTTTCCCCATATCTTTGTAACCTCCATTTTTATTATTTTGACCGTTTTATTTATTTGCGTATAAATTTATACTTCTTGCATATAATAATCTGTTATACGTGCCATTTTGACTTAAATTTCAATAAGTAGAGGGCTTTAGGAATGTAATTATTTTGTTAGCAAATAATCATTATTGTGATACCCTCTACCTAAAAATTATTTACCTTTCAGTAAGTTGTAATAGTCTGTTATCTCCTCGTAATCTAGTCCTATTAAGTCCATTTCTATGTAATTGTGTTTCTTCTCTAGTTCTCTTATCTCAAGTCCATGTAGTCTTATTACTGATTCTGTTGATTCATCCATTGCTTTTTACCTCCTAAAATATTACTACCATGCTCGGAAATGGTGCTGAGTTCTTACTATCACCAAACTTTAAGCGTCCTCTTACGAACCGTATTTCTTTAGCTTTTTTATAAATATAATCATGGAAGTATGTCGTGTCTGTTCTAGATGGTATGAGCATAACTACGGTTGTATCGTTTTTTTTACCCTCTTCATAGCATTTTTTAACCCACTCTTTTATAGCTTTACCATATGGAGGATTGCAAAATACTGTTTCCCCATCCCACTCTTGTTTTAATCCATTTTCAATTTGTGTAAAAAACTTATTACACTTAGCATTTTCAGGAGTTGCACACGGGTCAAGAGTGAAATTAAATTCATTGTTCAATTTATTAAAAAACTCCTGTGGTGTAGCCCATAAATCTGTTTCACTACTAAACATTAAAGCCGCATTCATTTCTTAACCCTCCTCATATACTCAACCTGTGCCGGCGTATAAAATGTGTCCATATACCATTTCAACCGTGTATTACTATCCTGTAGCCTTATATTTTCCTCTTTCAGTACTTGTAGCTGTGCTGTCAATTGTTCTTTCTCTGTATCGTAATATGTGGCTTGTGGTGTAGGTATTGGTTCTACTGCGTTTCCATTGCCTAGAATTAAGCTGATTAGCAAAAAGATAAATGTTGCTACTGTTATTAACATTATTTTAAGTTGTTGTTTATATAGCATGTTACACCGCCTTTCTATGCTCCAACGCTTTTAAGTAATCCTCTAAAATAATTTGTTCAACTTCGGTTCTGGCCGTTTTTTGGCTATACTTTTTATTGTTTCTTTTTATTTCGCAATGTATCATTTTGGATATGCCGTCTATGGTTGATCCCTTTTTGAAAGATGACAATACTAATTGTTTCATTTCACTACTTAACATCTAAACCACCACCTTTCTACTTCTGCTTTGTATGTAATAGCTTGGGTTACGTTTTACTTTCTGCGTGTTAACTGGGCCGTATAATTTTGTTATATCCTCTACACCTAACACGATACATACTCAAGCCCCCTTTATGTTTTATCCTTTAATCTTGAACATACATCGCATCCATTGTGAGCACATCTTGAACATTTAGCACTAATGCACATTACGTCATAGTGTGGGCAATGCTCTTTTTTACCGTTAACCTTGCCTTCTGCATCCATATAACCCTTTATTGAGCATCCATCATGGCAGGCATATATGCACGCATACCATTCACACATTCTCAAGCCCCCTTTTTCTTATACTCTGTCAGATACCGTTTAACCGTTCCTTTGTGGCAATGCATCCGTTTGCCTATTTCTTCATATGTCAACCCTCTTTTGTGTGCTAATGCCATTAATCCTATTTGGTAAGGTTCAAATATCTTTCGCATACTAAGCACCCCATTTGTGTGTAAGATTACCAAGCAACTTTCTTATTGTGTCTGGCATTGGTACAGGTACACCCTTGTTTTTTGCGTTAAACATGTTCCTTGCTTTCAGTTCTTCAATATCGTAGTACTTTGTAACTGGACTTATATAATAATCAGATTTCTTTTTACACTGTCTACCGTCATATTTATTTTCCTGCCCCTTTTCACATTCTGTACAGTAGAGGGATATATCGCATTCTTTTGTTCTGTGACATACTACCCCTGTGTTATCACATACATAGCAGTAATCTTGGTTGCCTAGCAATGCCCTATTATCGTTATCTATCTTTTCAAGCCTTTTACATTCTTCGTATACTTCCGCAGGTTTGGGACAATATTTGCAAACTTTTATAAGATTATCAATACATTCCTGCACTATTGCATCCGCAAACTCAGACATTATTTTTGTGTAATTATTTCTTACTTCTGGATAATCAAGCCCTTTATCACCGTACTGCATTGCAAATGTTCTCAAGTACTGTATTGCTAGTGCTTCTGTCATAAAATATCACTCCTTACCAGTTCAATACTCTTGCTGTTGGTTTATTATCTTTCTCCCAGTTTCTTATTGCTGCTTTCCAATCCTTCATTTTGTTTTTACCAATCATCCATCCTTTAGATTCGTAAAAATCAAAGAACTTTTCGGAATCAACTGTGTTTTGTCTTTCTGTGCAATACTCTTTTATATCTTCAATTTTAGGAATAATAAATTTAGGTGTGTGTGATTTGTCAGTACTATCTATACTATCCTTATCTGATCTATCCTTACCTAACCTAACCTGCGTATCCAAGTTGTCAACCAAAGATATACTTTTGGTATCCGTTTGGTTGACATATGGTATACCAGAAATATTCAAACTATAACTTTTGTTATCTTTAAGAGTTAAGCGTGATAACTCCTCGGAATATACGGTTGGTATATACCTATCATTCCTTATGTAGTTGTGCATTTTCCAATGTTTAATTACAATTACTCCACTTTCAAAAGTAATTATAAATTTCTTAGCAAGTAACATCTTTAATTCATCATCAGAACCGCCTATCATCCTTAATATCTTTTTAGGATTATTAATAAATCCATCATCATCGGCTCTCATTGATAAATGAAAATATAATGCTTGCGTACTTAGCGACATATCCAAAAAAGCATCTGAGTCTATTATTTGCTTAGAAAACATTCGTCTTTCTGCCATATAACCACACCTTTACATTCCGCTTAGCGGATTTCTATTTGGAGTATAGGGGACTATATGTCACCATTAATTTTGACAATCAGGACATATATTTTCCCATTGCCCATTACGTTTATCTCCCCAATTCCCTTTATGTTTTTTATTTATCCATCCGTTATTGTTTGTGTAATCAATTACTTCTTGAATACCATAAAAACTTTCGCTTACTTGTTTATGGCATATATCACAGGATAAAGTAAAATAACCGCTTGCCCGAAAATCTGGATTAATCATAATACTCATCATCCTCATTAAGGGGACTAATGTCCCCATAAATCAAACAACTTTTTCCCTATAATCTGCCAATACATTGCCTTTCACATCATAGTACACAGTCTCATACCAAGGATGACAATTATCTATATATTGTTGTTTTGTGCCATAATTAAACAGTACGTTTAAATTTAATCCGCTATTACCTGCGACAATTACCCCACGTTTCCCACAAACATCAACTTCCATTCCTAAATATGCAAATTCAATGTTTCTCGATTTCTTAACATTTTCCCATGTATCATTATCTTTGAAATAAAAATATATATTTGCAGGACCTATTTTTCTTACCATCATCTTCTTAAGCATGTCGAATATTCCGTAGCCATAGTTTAATTCGTTGTGTAAATACTCTGCATGTTGATATTTTGCTTTTCCGGGTGTTTCTGCTATATATCTTTTAGGAATCCATTTATCTCCATAATCGTCATGGTAACATTCATATTCAAACATTTGCGTTATCCTCCTTAGAGGGGACTAATGTCCCCATATATTAATCTTCTATAAGCCATTTAGCGTTTAATAACTGCCATTCTTCTTGATAACCATATGAATGTATATAATCTAATACAGTAGGTAAACCATTGTAATTATAAAGGGAAGACCTTTTTGTTAAGAATTTATACTTATCAGGTTCAAACAGTTTTATTTTTTTATTGCTATTGATAGCTGTCATAAAATCAACAGGCTTTTGTATAAGTGTCCATTTCTTATCCATAACAGTACTTGATAATTCTAAAAATGTTGTTGTTTCTGTGTTTTTTGATTTGCAATGCCATTTTATGGAACCACCTATCTTAGACATTTTCCATATACACCCGTCTCCACTAAATATGTATTGAAATTCTAAAGTTGGATTATTGCATAATTCCTGTATTGCTTCTATTGTTGTATATTCCATTATGATTCGACCTCCTTATATGGCTATAGACGATAGTTTTTGACATTTCTGGCATAATGATTTTTTGTAGTTCTTTGTGCTGTATTCGTGTACTGCTTTGGAGATAGGTACTTTACAACCTTGACATGTGTATGATGTTGTATGTTGTGTTTGGGTTTTTGGAGTTGTTTGCCCTGTAGAAGATGCAAGCTGTGGTTGAAGTTGTGGTTGTGACTTCTTATCTTCTTTATCCCCTGTGTTGGTTGTATCGCTATCCTTTGTGTCGTCTATTGCAAATAGTCCGTTTAAAGCGTATTTTCTAGCATAAGAACTGGATGCTCCTGTTACTTGTGATCCGTCCATGCCTTTTTTACTTTCTTCTTCCCTTGCATAAGCTGAATTTTCAATAGACTTTTCATCTTCAATATCAATTAATATTGCAGTAGCTTTTATATAGTATCTGTCTCCTATTTGTATAACCTGGTCGCTTATAATCAATGTGCAGTTTTGCTCTTTTAATAAAGGATTAAGACCTTTTAAAATATCCTCGCAGCTCCGGTAGTTGTAACCACCAAACTTGTTCAATTGGGTTTTTGGAACTTCTAATTTATTTTGTATTGTTGCAAGCTTTGTATATATGCTCATTTGTTATTCCTCCTTCTCCGATTCTCGTTTCTCTTTGTTGCGCTTCATGAAATCGTCACATTTTTTACAGAGCATGTCAGTTCTTGTAATTCTGAGTTGTAACTCGGCTTCTAGATCATCCCAGTAGCCTGTTATATTTTCTAGAGGTATAGGATTTGAACGCTCACTTATTGGCATATATATCAATCCTTTCAAACTTTAATCCTTTCCTGGATTTCTTTGCGTAATATATTTTTTAATTCTTCTTCTGAAGGAGTAATAGCATTTATTGAAAATTGAATAGTGCGTTCTATCTTTTGCCATAATTCTTCATCTGCAACTTTTATTGCGATATCAGTTACCCAATGTTCTGCCCTTGTTCTTTTATCTCCATTTTGGCTTGACGGTTTGTATTTTTCAGATAGTTTATTTGTTGATTTATTATACTGATAGCACGGTTCATTCAGATAATTAATAAGTACGTCTTTTATGTACTTATCTACTTCTTTTTTACGAACCTCCCAACGGTCAACATAATCACGGCCTATAATAGCAGTTTTTAAATAATCATTCACAATAGGAGTAATAATATTTTTAACTGATTCCTCGACCATTTTTTGTGCTTGAGTTTTTACCATGTTTTTTATTTCTTCTTCCACGAGTTCTTGTATTACTTCCCTTAATTCTTCAATTATTATTGACTGTCCTATTTCAATGTTTATATTAGCTTTCATATCCTTTTATCTCCTCTCGTCAATCAAATAACTCCATGCACCCTTTAGGGTTATGGTACTTCTTGCGTATGTACCGTCTAAACTTTATGTAAGCTTTACGTTGGCGTTTATACATTGCAATATTCCACCTTTCGTGCTATACTGACATAAATAAATACTTTTTTATGTGGACCGTTCAAGCGGTCTTTTTTATTGCAGTTTTGTTGTAACACTTGTTTTGATTGCTGTAATACTCTCTTATGTCGATGCCGAATTCTTCTTCCATGATTTCTTCTATGCTGTATTCATAGTTAGGTGATCCAGGTGTATTGCTCCATGTGTTATCCATTGTTATTCCTCACTTTCTGTAAAATCTTCACCAAGCTGTATTTCCATCCTGTCTTGAATTGCCGATATAGGTACTAATACATACTGCTCTTTTACTGGGTCACAATCACAATCTGCCCAAGAAATACATTTACACAATGGACTTTCAAGTACATCAATAAAAAATCTTCCGTCACTTTCATTAAAAAATATGTGGCAATTAGGATGTTTTTTAAGTACGATGTTGGTTAAATACTCTTTAAGACTATCCATTGTTATACCTCGCTTTCTTTACTTGCTTATTATCATTTCGCCTTGTTCTTTCAGTATTTGGAATCTTTCTTCTTGTGTAGAGCAATCCGCACAAATATTGCCCCATTTAGCTTTTAGTGAATCCATACCATATATTGATTTGTTTGTTGTTGCCAATGACTTACCGCATCTTCTACACTTTGTCATTTCAATTTTTATTTTCATTTAGGCTCCTTTCTTTAGCCGGTACTACCCACCATAATGGGGGATATTCTTTTACTTCTACTATCTCAATCATTGTGTTTGACCTCCTAGTTTAATATTGTTAATGCTGTCTGAAATGCATTTAGTAATAGTTTTAAATCCGTCTCTTAGGTACATATCTGTTAATAATTCATTCTGTGCTTTTTGGATAATCTCGTTACCGTAACCGTTCAGTTTGATTTTTTCTAATTTACTGTAAGCTTCTTGCAATGGATCATTCAATGCAATCACCTCCTAGCTTATTAATTGACTTACTAACGGTTCTAACTGCTTGTAAAACGCATACATTAATATGTCTTTACATTTTGTCTTTTGGGCTATTTCCTTGAGTTCGTGTACATTCAAACTTCCGTTCTTAAGTTTCTTAGAAATGTTTCCTTGATGCGTTCCAAAGATGTCAGCTATCTTGTCTTGTGTGAAACCTTGAATCTTTAATTGAAACGCTATGTAATCACTGAACTCTAAGCCACCTCCCATAGTTTTCATTTGTCGTTCCTCCCAGATAAAAAAATTCATAAATATGTTAAAATTGCATAATTTATGTCGTTTTTTGTATAGATATGTCAAACGCATACCTTTATAATGAATTCATACACACTGACACTTTCACTTCGGGGGTACAATCCCCCAAATATTTTCTTTTCTCTATCAGATATGTTCTTTCCCGTTCTGGGCGTTTATCTTGGTTTTAAGCTGATTGCTTTTTGTTCTTACTCTGTTCCCTTATTCTTTCATTAACTTTTTTCATTGCTTCATCTAATGACATCTCTTTATCACCATACAAATATCTGTACTTAATTTTGCTGTAATCTATCTTTGTACGTTTTGCCATTGTTAAGCCCCCTTTAAGTTAATTCCGGGTTTTTAAGGAACCCGGAAACCTATGTTGAATTATTTAAGTGTTAATTTGTTTTTTTGGGAAAGTCTCTTATCATAATGATTGGCCATAGCTTTTGCATATTTCATATAGCCTTGATTAATAGAAATATCACTATCACCTTCACGTTTTATGGTTTTAGGTGCAACAGTTGATAGGGCTTTAATAAAAGTACTAGGAGAGTAAGAATATGTTTTACAAAAATAATATGTACCTAATATAATTTCCTTAGCCATAGATTCTTTTTCACCAAGCCAAGTCTGTTTTACTAGGGTAAAAACTTCCTTTAAAACATCATACCCACTAGACTTACATATCCTCACTAACGCTGCAAAACAGACAGGGGTATTGTATGTGTGATTTTTCTTTATTTCAAAATTAAGTCCGGATTCTATGATTGCTTTTCTAACATTCATAGCACATTCTTCTTCACGTTCGAGCCATGACTTAAATTTATAAATAATATCAATGTCCCTTTTGTTTTCCATTTGAGTATCAAAAAGCTTGGCTTCTTCGATATAAGTAAGCCCTCTAAACACTTCACAAGTCCAAACATGATAACCAAGAGTTTTTAATGTAACAAGTCTGTGCTGACCGTCAATTATCCAATATTCGCCGTTACGATGTGAAACTGTTAATACCCCTACTTTTTTTGGGTCAAAATCTTTTGCTATTTTTTTAATTCTAAGCATGTCAACATTACGCTGAAATTCTGGAATCTTGATTTTGTTTAAATCTAAGTTTTCAAATGTAGATTGAAATAAATTTGTAATTGGCATTGCTTCTTGGAATAAGTTATTTTTCATTTTAATTTCCTCCTAAAATTGTACTTTTGATTTTCGTAAGATTTTTTTCGACTTGATCTATAAGTGATAGGGTTAAATTCCTGTCTGGTTCCGACAAGTTTTTTAAATCAGTAATCATATTTGAATACGGGTTAATCATTAAAATGACATTATTGATAATCGATTCAAATTGTGATATACTGAATATGGAATAAGTTTTTATTTGCCCTTCGGGATTTTTAATTGAAGGGCTTTTCATTTCCTCAATCATTTTTTCTAAGGCTTCGTTACTTACATTAAATAATTCATCCTTACTATAGCGGCTTAACTTGTTAAAACAAGCTTTACAACGACCTTTACCCTTATAAAATTGCGTTTCTGGAAATTCCTTGTGACATTCTGTGCAAGTTTTTGTTTTCACACTAGTATCTTTTACCTCGCTTTCTGTAGTATTTTCTAGCTTGTTAGGCTTTGGTGTAACTTTTGATTCCTCCTTATTCATAACTTGGTTATAAGCTGTTGTTATAGATACTTCTCCTTTGTCAACTTTTTCTATTAATTCTTGATTGCCACTATCTATAACTTTTCTTGCCCTTTCATATGTAGGTCTAGACATTCCAACTTTTGGTGCTACTATTTCGGTAACTTTACCTTTGAAATTATCGTTAGCCTCACGTGAGGCTAACGAAGAATTGTTTTTTAAATTGCTTATTTGTCTTTCTTTAGCCATAAGCTTTTCAACCTGTTCTAAACTTTTACCATATCCAATTCTTTCAGATACAGTAAATTCTTTTCGACATTCATTTTCAGATATTTCACAATGTAACTGGTGCTCATAATCTCTAACTTGCATTATATTGGCTTCGATCTTAGCCCATCCTAATTTTTTAACAGCTAATATTCTACGCTCTCCAGCTATTAATATATTTTCGGGAGTTATTACCACTGGTTGAATCAGGCCAAGTTCTTTAATTTCGTTAGCAAGCTTTTCTATGTCTCCAAATTCCTTGCG